TCTATTAACCAAATCTTATACGGTTTATTTATAGTTTTAATTCTATAACTTTTGTTAATCATCAAATCACATTTTTTTCTTTTAAAAAATTTTTAATTTCTTCAAAAGGCATGACATCACTATCTGAAGAAAAAGACCAAGCATTTTTGTTGATAATGTTATTGGTTATCATAAAATATTTATTATATTTTTTTGTTCGTAAAGACTCTTCTAAACTAACCATATCTTCATGTATTTTTTCACCAGATCTTATACCAACATATTCTAAATCCACATCATCTAATCCTGCATAACTATACCCTAGTTCAATAGCTAAATCTGTTACCAATAGTGATTTTAATTTAGGAACGATAATACAACCATGAGATGATGGTTCATTTAAAGCCCATTCAATTAAATCTACAGACTCCTCTAATGATATTAAAAACCTAGTCATTCGTTTATCAGTAATTGGTAATGAACTAACACCTTTATCCAATAGTTCCTTAAAAAAAGGTATTACTGAACCAGTAGATTCTAATACATTACCATATCTACACAGCACTACTTTTATATCAGATTGTTTATTAGCATAGTCTATGTAAAGTCTTTCTGAGATAGCTTTACACATACCATAAACATTTATTGGCTTACAGGCTTTGTCTGTAGAAATAAACATTAATGTCTCTATCTTATGATTACAACTACTAATACAATCAATTAAATTTTTATGTCCTATAATATTTGTTTTTACACTTTCATATGGGTGTTCTTCACAAATAGGAACATGTTTTAATGCAGCTGTATTTATGACTACATCTGGTTTGTATTCATTTATAACTTGACAGACACTATCTTTATCTTTTACATCACCTATCTGATAATAAACATTTTTATAATCTTTCTTCATATTAACTTGTTTATGTTCATCTCTTGAAAAAACAATTATATGGTTATTTTGATAATATCTCTTAGTTAATGTTTGCCCTAAAGCACCAGTACCTCCTAGTATTAATATCTTTTTATTCTTCATATTAAACCTCAGTATTTTTTAAAAACAACTTTGTTCCACCTTTACAGGTGATAAAAGCATTAGGGTATGGATTTTGTAGTGCTCTCACTTTGTCATTTAATTGACTTGCAGTAAACTCTTGTATGTCATCTATTTTTATTTCACTCATATTAGGTTTTCTTCTTTTATAATAAGTTGATTTACTATGGTCTTGTTTTTCTCCAACAAATTTACCACCGTCATATAACTTAAAATCAATTAATCTACTTACACCCTCAATGCCAAGATTAGTAATTCTATCATATATTTCAGATAAATTACCTCGTAAAGAAAATTCTTTTTGAAATAATATGTCTCCCTTATCTATATACTCATCCATTAAAAATAAAGAAATAGCACTATTTTTTTCACCATTAATTATCTGATGTTGTAGCGGAGAGCCACCTCTATATTTTGGTAATGGTGATGGGTGTAAACATATACATTCATAGTTATTTACTATCTCAGGTTCAATTATCCAACTCCATCCAATAAAAAAAATACACTCAGGTTCATAGATGTCTATTTTATTTTTTAAATTATCACCTTTAGTAACATAAATTATGTTGACATTCTCATTATGAAAGTCAACAATTTTTTTGTATATTTTTTTAGACCAATCTCTATAACTACAAAATAATATATTTTTCATCAAATAACCCACCTTAAAATTTCAAATGCTTCAGCATAGGTACAATTACTTTGTTTACCTCTTACTTTAGCCATAGATTTTATTAAGTCTGAACTCCTAAAACTACGAACTTGTGATGGCATCAACTCGTATGCCTTTATTTTCCTATCCACATCTATTGGTATAAAATAATTAGGTTTAAAGACTCTATCGGTATTATTCCATAAGTATAATTGTGGTTGTTCATACAAAAATATTTTTTTTACAAACCAATTAGTGTCATGTGGTCTTGTTGCTGCCATCATAGCATCGTAAACTGTTTTATGGTCTTGATTATAAGATGGGTGTACAACAAATAATTCATTTGGTTTTATATCTTTTAATATTTTTTCAAAATCATTTATTAATGGATATACTTCATAATGGTCTACTTTGTGATTAAGAATTTGATAGGTGTGTCCTAAATAATTCTTAACATCATCAGCTTCTTTAATTCTATCTTCTTTACTTATTACATTTTTTGAGTGGCCATTACCAACATATACGACATGAGTTTTAGAATCTATTATACCACCACACCCTAAGACATCATCATCAATATGTGGAGCTATAACTAATTTTCTTGACATAAAATATCTACTATTTTTTTTGAAGTTTTACCATCACCTAACCAATCAATGTTATAATTTAAAGTACCATTCCACCATCTACTTAAAAATACATGTGACATATCCCAAGAAATATCCTCTTCATCAGTATTTAATAACATCGAACAATTATGTCTCAATGATTGTGGTCTTTCGGTAAACCTTCTTGGTGATATGACAGGTGTTCTTAGTAGAGCTGGTTCTTCATGAGCAGTACCTGAATCTGATATCATAAACTTACAATGATATTGAGCTTCCATAAAATCATTATAACCCATTAAATCAATAACTTCAATTTTACCCAAATCAATATCAAATTTTTCTATAACACCAAAAGTTCTACCAAACCTCAACATTTTAGCAGGAACTTGGTATCTATCTATACATTGATTTATATACTTAACTATGTTTTGTAACTTATGTTTTTTTGGTTCTAATGAACCTATACCTATATTTTCAGAACGGTGTATATCAACTAATATAAAATCTTCTTTTTTCTGAACATTTTCATATTTTTTAATGTAAGGTTGACAGACTTCAACAATAGTATTTCCAACAACATGAATTTTATCAGCTGATATATTTTCTCTTAACATAAAATCTCTATTGTCATTATGATAAGCAAATAAAATGTTTGATACATGGTCACATGCAATTCTATTAATTTCTTCCGGCATCCACTCGTCACCATTTCTCATGCCGGCTTCTATATGTATTATTTTCCAACCATCTCGTTTGATAGGTATAGATAAACTAGCAGTATTGGAGTCTCCTAAAAACATAACATAATCTGGTTTTAACTTTCGTATCAACTCTACAGATTTAATTGAAGCATCTGATGATACATGAAAATGTTCTTTACCATGAGCACCAACTTCTAAATTATAGTCTGGTTTTCTTATCCCCAAATCTTCAAAAAACACATCAGATAAAAGTTTATCAAAATGTTGTCCAGTATGTACTAATATATGTTCTATATTAGGATTTGAATCTAATTCAGAATAAATTTTTGACATTCTAATAAAATCGGGTCTTATTCCAGAAATAGTAACTACTTTCATTTTATATCCTCACTTAATATCACCTCTACTCTACCTTGACTTTTAACCCGAGGTGGTTTTTTTAAATTATATTTATTATATATGTAATCCCAATTATCTATTAAAAAACCACCAGCTCTACATATACCTGGAGAAATTCCTGGATAATCCTTAATACTTATATAGACTCGATTATCTTTACCCTTTATAGCATCAGTTCCTTCAATTTCTAACTCCCAAGGAGTCCAATTTGGTTTTACGACATCCTTAAACCAACTAGTTCTCCAAATACTTGGCATAACAGCAGTTTGATAATTACTATTATCACTTAACTTATACATGTTATTTGAAATCTTTTTACCAAAAGTATAAGTGGTTGGATTATCATTTGGGACAATTAACATTTTATTACCATCCACCTTATCTAAGAATTCTATATAACCTAAAATTTCTTTTTCTGTTACTGGTTCTCTTAAATAAAAATCCTCTGCCATTTGAAAAATGTATGGAGTGTCTATAGTTTCAACTGCACTTAACATTCTATCTGTCCAAGGTAAATCTTTACCAGTTAAAAATGTTTCATATTTTGTTGATGGTACTTTTTTAGTTTCAGAGATAAAAATCTTCCTACAATCAATTTCCCAAAACTTATCGCATAGTATCATAAAATTTTCCCAAAAAATATCATACTTGTCACAAGTACCTATAATCATAGTAATCTTTGTTTTCATATTTAGACTTTTCTAACTAAAATATTGTAATCTCTAAAATAAAGAAAATCAATATCAGTTTTTAAAAAACAATTAACAGCATGCTTAGGAGTTTCAACTATTGGTTCTCTATCGTTAAAACTAGTATTTAAAACAATAGGAACTCCTGTTTTTTCTCCAAAACTTTTTATAAAATTATAATACCATTTATTATCATTTTCAGCAACAGTTTGTAATCTAGCAGAACCATCAAAGTGGACAACTGCTGGTACTTTATCTAAAACTTCTTTTTTAAATGGAATCACAAAACTCATATAAGGACTATCAATATCTTGTTCAAACCAATTCTTTACCTCTTCTCTTATTATAGATGGGGCAAAAGGTCTAAACCATTGTCTATGTTTTACTTTTTCATTGATAACATCTTTCATCTTAGGACTCCTTGGATCTGCTAGAATACTTCTATTACCTAAAGCTCTTCGACCTGATTCTGAACCCCCTCCAAATACTGATATTACATTATCATCCATCGTTAGTAAATCTACTACATAATCGTTCTCTACAACCTCATACTTTACTTTATCGGATACCAATTCAAGAGCCGTTATAACATCACTTTTGGGATAAGTATGTCCCAAATAAGATGTAGAATTATCATCCCATTTAATTCTCGGATTATCTAATATATGATGCCAAATATATCTAGGACCACCTAAAGCTATACCAGCATCATAGGGAATTGGATCTACATACACATTTTTTATAGTTGGAAACCAATTTCTTATTTGACCTGTCATCACGCTATTTAAAGCAACCCCACCTGATAAACATAAATTTTCACTGCTGTATTCTTTTAAATAAGAACCTATTTTTTCTTTTATAAGTCTATCAGTATACTCTTGTAGAGAAGCGGCTATGTCAAATTGATTTTGTTCTGATTCTTCAGCTTTACCTCTTAAAAAGTCCCATTCATTTGTATAAGGATCATAAGGTAAAAATCTATCAAATACATCTTTAAATTTTGAAGCGTTACCTAAAGCAGCCATACCCATGACAGTTCCAGCTTGACAACCATAAGGAGGTCCTCCACCAGATAATCCAAATACTTTAGTCGTTATACAATCCCACATCCATCCTATATTAAGTTGTTCAATTGGAATAATATCAATTTCATATATTTTATTATCAATACCTTTCCAAGCAGTAAAAGTTGTTGAAACATATGTACCATCTTTTTTATAATCTTCACCACCACCGTCCATTGTTATGATAAGTGCTTCGTCAAAATTACTTGAAAAGAAAGCATTTGCAGCGTGTGCTTGATGATGACCAGGAACAGGAGCATTATGACCTTCAACAGTTTGTTCATTTGGCCAATACCTACCACCGTTTTTTTCTACAATTGATTTAATTCTGTTGAATGTATTTGAAAATCTTTTTTCTATTCCTCCATGCCAATTATTTACACAATAAGAAGCATGTACTATATCGTCTACATCATCGTAAGTATCAAATAAAAATTCAAACCCATCGCCAACTTCTTCTTTTATTCTACTAAATCTTTCTTTTTCATTATGTAATATAGGCACACCGTCTTCTAATACTGCATAAGAGACATCATGTCCTGAACATATTCCTACTATTTTCATAATATTTTTCTCCAATAATTTAATAAATCTTCACACACATTAGTTAAATTTTTTCTAGGAGTCCAACCAAACTCATGCCTAAACTTTGTAGTATCTGGTATTTGTAATGTAATATCAGTTGGTCTTACCCTATCTTTATCTAATTTCTTTTTTAAATCGTCTCTAGTAGACATATCGATTAATTTATCTAAAGCTTCACCAACAGTACAAGTTTCTTGTCCACCGATATTATACACCTCTCCAAACTTATTACTATTAGAACATAACCAATAAGCATTTATAGCGTCATCAATATGAGCATAGGTTCTAGTAGAATTCAAATTACCATGTCGAATAAAACCATCACCTTTACCCTTTTCATTCAATACAATTTGATGAGCAAAAGATGATAATGCGAATTGTTTACCCCTACGAGCACCCTCGTGACTAAACATACGAGTTGTAATTATTTTTAAACCATATGCTTTTTCGTAATACTGTGACATTAAATCATGACCAACCTTTGATATTGAATATGGATTAGCAGCTCTAATAGGATTATTTTCTTTGATAGGAACTTCATCTTCATTTGGCATACCATATACCTCACTAGTAGATACACTAACGATAACAGGATTACAATCAGATTCCTTGATTGCCTCTAATAAGTGTGTAGTTCCAACTGTATTTGTCTGTAGTGTTATAACTGGTGTTTTAAAACTAACTTCAGGAAAACTTTGAGCAGCAAAATGAAATACTTTTGACGGTTTGGATATTTCTACAGCTCTTCTTATACTATGGGCGTCAAGTAAATCACAATCAATAAATTCAAGTCTATCATCATTTATATGATCTACATTTTTAGTGTCTTCCATCCATCGTCTTGTACAATATATCTTTTGATTTGGTTTTATAGTATACTTTAAAATATAATCAATCATATGACTACCTACGAAACCTGTACCACCTGTGATTAATATATTCATATTAAATCTCCTATTGAACATTTATGATAACCAAAAGCCCCACCTGGTTTAAAGTCAGCTTTCATATTACCCAATCCAATATATCCACTCACAAATTGATTTACTGGATTAATCCTAACATCAATTGATATTCTAGTTTCTTCTTTTCTAGGTTTATTAGTGTGAATACACAATGAATCAAATAAATAAACAGAGCTTGTATCTGACTCCACTTCTTTTGAAAGATTAAACCCTTTCTTATTAAAGTCATCATTAATATCTCTTGCAGAAGAAGCATCATTTTTAAATTTATCTACATCAAAATCATAATCACTAAACCATCTTTCACTATCTTCTCTATTAATCATATGAAATCCAGAATGTTTATTTTCTGTCAATGACAACCAAACATTAATTTCTTGTGGTGGATGCCCATAAACTACAGGATCGCTGTGAAATATTGGGTAGTGAAATTCATTTTTAACATTTGGTGCATGAAATCTAATAGTTGGTGTGGCTTGAAAATAAAAATCAAAACCTAACTCTGTTTTTAATGCCCTCAAAAAATCGTAATAAATTTTTAAAAAATCCTCATCAGTATCATAAAATTTAATTGTCAATGGATTGACACCTTTTTCCATACTGTAATCAAATAGTTCTTTATTTATACTCAGATGTAAATTTTCTAAATTATTCTCATCAGCTAAAATATCTTTTGTTAATAATAATCTTACTAAATCTTTTCTAAAGATTTTGTTCCAATCACCAAAAGATAATTTTATTGTATCATGTTTAAAATAATCAATAAAAAACCTATTTTTTAAATAAGGATTTTTCATCTATTTACATATTCTCCCTAATCCAATTTACAGTTTCTTCTATACCATCTTCAAAAGATATGGTTGGTTTATAACCAATAACTTCTTTAGCCTTTGTGGTATCTAATGCTCTGTATTGAATAGTAACAGGTTTACTCTCATCATATTCTGGAGTAACATTGTGACTAGCACATTTTAGTATCAAATCAACACTCTCTCCTATAGTAACTAGATTACCTGAAGCAATATTGATAGGATCACAAACAGCATAGTGTTCAACTACATCTAAACAAGCACGAGCCATGTCCACAGAGTGAGTAAAGTCTCTAACTACATCAGGATTACCCCAAACTTGATAAGGAGTTTGTTTTTCTAAAGCTCTTCTTATTAGAGCAGGTAACACATGACCAGTCTCATCGGTGAAGTCACCTTGAATACCATATATGTTTGCTGGTCTAACTGTGGCTATTTTCATCATTTTATTTCTTTGATAAAATTGTCCAAGTATCTCTGTATATCTTTTCATCCAACCAACACCAAAATAAGTTTTGTAAGGTTCTCCATCGTAAACCTCATCTTCTTTTATCGGATAGTCTGCTGGTGGATATGTAGTTGCACTACTCACAAAGAAAAACCTTTCTACTCCAGCTCTGTAAGACTCTTCCATTAATGTAGAGTTCATAATTAAATTAGGTGTTACATGTTGTAATGGATCGTGAGCCATAACTCCAGCACCTGATGTATTAGCAGAACAAACAAAAACTATGTCCATGTCCGTTACACATTTTTTAACATCATTGATATTCATAAAATCCGCTTTCACAGACTCAACATCTCCTACCCAACTTGGAACTTCTCTACCTCTATAACTAGCCCTAACTATAGCACCTTGTTCAACCAACATCTTTGCAACTTGTGAACCAAGTAAACCACCAGCACCAGTTACTAATACTTTTTTATTTTTATAAAACATCTTTATTATCCTTATACCATTGTATTGTTTTTATTATACCTTGTTCTAAACTGACTTTAGGAGTAAAACCATAACTTTCAGCTCTTTTTGTACTCATCAATCTTTTCATATCACCCATAGGTTTACTAGTATCCCACTCTATTTTTTTATCAAAATATCCAGCAACAATATCTGCTACTTCTTTTATAGTAACTCCTGTACCACTACCAAGATTAACTGGTTGGGTAATTTGGTTTTCTACCATATGTATCATACCACGAGCAACATCTTCTGCATATATTAAATCTCTTATTGGCGAACCATCACCCCATACTGATAAAACATCATTCTCTATAGCTTTTTTAATTAATGATGGCACGACCATTGACCACTTACCAAAATTATCATTAGGACCATATACATTTGCAGGTCTTACTATAGAACACTTATTCCAATTATATTGTTTCATGTAAGCTTCAACATTCATTTCACCTATTCTTTTAGCCCAACCAGCAAACCAATCATTTTCACTTGGAAATGTTTTCCATACATCATCTTCTACAAATACCTCTGCTGGATGATAAACACCCACCGAACTCGTGTATAGAAACCATTTCACATCAGCATTGTGTGATGCTTCAATCATGTTAGCATTAAACTGAATCATTGGTATACTAAAAGAAGCTGGCGCCTCCATGCATCGTTGTGGTGAACCCTTTATACCTGCTAAATGAAATACTATTTCTTGACCATCGCATATAGTTTCACAATCTATTCTTTCTCTTAAATCATATTCTGGTAAATCAACTTCACTTATATATCTTGGTTGATATTCTTTTTTTAATATCCTAACAAGTTCTTTACCAATCATCCCATTGGCACCAGTTACTAATATGTTTTTTCCATTTAAATCAATCATAAATTATTTAGTCCTTTACATAAATTAAAAATATCTTCTTTTACTAATTCTGGATGATTTCCAATATACAAACCAAAATCATGTATATGGTCAACATTTAACAAGTCGTGTTCTATAAAATCATACTTATCTAAATATGGTTGTCTTGCTTGATTACCACCACCAGCAGTTCCTACACGATATTCTACATTTTTTTCTTCTAATAATATACAACATTTTTCAAACAATTCCAAGTCTTTTTTTCTTAAAATTAAAGGAAGTGCAAAATTACTATTTCCGTTTTGGTGAAAATCAGTATAGAATTTATCTGAATCTAATTCATCTATCCAATCAGAAAAGTTTTCTCTTCTTTTATCACAATTAAAATCAAGTCTTTTTAATTGCTCTAAACCTAATACAGCATTTAACTCTTGATTTCTAAAGTTATATCCAGGTACAGCAAAAGTAAACAATGGATTCAAATCAGGTCTACTTCTTTCATATTGTTCTTGAACTTGAGTAGAAGCTTCTCTTGTCATACCATGTGAACGAAACAATTTCGCATAATCATAAAACCTTTCATCATTGGTACACACCATACCACCTTCTATAGTAGTGATGTGATGACCAAAATAAAAAGAAAAGTTAGATACATCACCAAAGTTACCAACCTTAGTTCCTTTGTAAGTTGCTCCATGTGACTCACAACAATCTTCAATAAAAAATAAATTATTATCTTCACAAAATTGTGTCATCTCATCTGTTACAGCAGCAAACCCAAGAACATGAACTAAAGAAACACCAACTGTTTTATCTGTAACGGCAGCCTTAATATTATCAAGAGTAATAGACATATTCTCCATACTGACATCGACAAACACAGGCGTGAATCCTAAGTTAACAAGTGGTGCTACATCTGATACCCAGCCTAATGGTGAAACTATAACTTCGCCAAGACCTTTTTCTTCTTTCATTATCGAAGCCATTATGTAATTAGCAGAAGCACCTGAGTTTACAAAAACACTATATCTACATCCCACATATTCAGACCAAGCTTTTTCAAACTCTCTAACTTTAGGACCATTTGTAAACCTTTGGTTAGGTGTGTTAATGAAATCTGTTAATGCTTTTTTATCACCATTCGTAATACTATCATTTATCAGTTGCCATTTGAACTTATTTTTCACTATAAAAATCTCCCCACTCAACGATTACAGTAGAACCATTTCTATCGTAAGCATCAACAAAAGTGTCGAATATTTGTTCTGGCTCTGTTAACTCAACTAAAGTTGTATCGGTTAACATACATTCTATTGATTTGGTAAAGTCTTGAGTGTGTTGTTCTCCACCATCTAATGGTTTTCTAGCACCAACGGCAACTCTAACAATCACTTTCGGAACTAACAAACTCTTACTCATTTTTTTCATTTTATCAATATGATTAACTAACTGATTTATTGCTAACATCATAAAGTTAAATCTTGGATATATTGATATTGGCACATACCCCTCAAGTGAAAGACCAGCACACATACCCATCTGAACTTCTTCCATTACAGGTAACTCAATTAGTCTATTTTTAGGAACTTCAGTTAAAGTGCCAGAAATAGAGTGACCACTAAATGCTGTAGCTTGACCTAAAAATAATGTGTTTTCTTTTTCACCAAGCCATTTCATTGACCTAATTAATTCATCTTTGTATTTCATGATAACCCCTTAAAAGTTAACCCAAGCACCAGTACCGTGGTGTGGATATCCATTTTCATATCTATAGTACACAACATCATCTGGTACATCCTGTCTCTTACCCCAAGCAACATCGGTTGGTGTATGGACACTTAAATTATTATCCTCGACTACAAACTGAATCGGTAGGTTAAAGTTTTTAGCATATTTATATGACTCGTGAAAAACACCAGTTTCAAAAGTCATATCTCCAACAAAACACCAAACTTTATCATCTGAGTTGTTTCTCTTTAGTGCCATAGCAGTTCCAAGAGCAATTGGTATTACACCACCTACTATCGCGGAAGAATAAAACTTATGGACATTACTACTTGTAGCCATACTTCTACCCTCAACAATATCATCCATTAATTGTTGTCTGTCAAAACCATGTAATAAAGCATGGTAGTGATTTCTCCAAGCCTGAAACACCCAATCATTTGGACTTATATATTGAAAGATTTCTATTAATTCATCTTCATTATCTTTTGCCAAATGAATAGGAGCTTTTACTTCTCCGTCTTCATATCTATTTTTTACCTCAGTTTCAAACTCAATGAGCTCTTCTTTTGTAATTGTAACATCTCTTTTTTTCTCAAGATGTTTTGGTATTCTTACACTCATTTATCTCTCCTTGATAATATAGGATTGTCTATAGGCCATTCTACACCGACTATAGGATCATTCCATTTAATTGTAAATTGTTGGTCTACATCAGGATACTCACCATCATACGACCATTTGTAATGAAAAACAGAATATTTACTCATTACTAAAAATCCATTTCCAACACCAGGTGGCAGTAAAACTTGTTTTTTATTTCTATCATTTAATGTCATAGATTTCCATCTCATAAAAGTATCTGATGATTCTCTATTATCTACCATTACAAAGTAAATATCACCGTACAAACAAGTAACTAACTTCCAAGATTTATTGTCGCCATGTATACCACGCAAAACATGTTTTCTCGATGTAGATACTTTATCATGATTAAAATCTAAATCAAAATCATTGTCTTTCCATAATGTCCACAAATCACCTCTGTAATCAGTATGTATGTCTGGTTGTCTTATTACAACTCCATTAATCATATTATAGCCTTTAAGTTTTTTAAATCTTCATCAAATCTTTCTTTACCTTTTACAAAATTAGTGTAATTATTTGTAAATTCATTTGGGCTGTGATAGTATTTTGGTGGTTTTGGTGTTTTAGTTGGATACCCACCTAACCCATCATCTGGCAAACCAAACACCTTATAAGATTTATCATTCCAACTAAAATCTATATCCCCTCTACCTCTTTGTAAGTGTAACATAGTTACATTTGGTTGTAATGGTTTTAAACCAAGAGAGTGACCTAAATCTCTGATATAACCATCGGTAGCTCTATTACCAGATACTCTACCTGTAGTATCATACCACTTTCTATTTATACCAACAAAGGTCGGTGTGTTTTTCCACACCTCGTTAACACCAGCCAAACCTACCCATCTTGGTTTATCCATATGTGGTCTTAAAGTATTTCTTATCTCATCATCCCATCCATTGCTTAAACACACAATATCATCATTCATAATAAACAAACACTCACCAGAAAAAACAGTTCCAACATCATTTTGATAAGCCTCTAACTCTTCGTACCCATATCTCTCTGATGATGTTAAATTGATAATTTCTGTTTCAAAACACATCTTTTTTATCTTTTGAACAGCATTAAATGTTTCAGTATCATCTGGATCTGATATAACCAAATATTCTATATCTTCATTGTTATTAGCTTTCATAATAAATGAAGACATTGAATATACTAACTCATGTGACCTCTTTCTGGTCATCCACATAACACTAATTTTCATCACTTATCCAATTTTTTACATAATCTTCAATATTAATTTTAGGATTCCAATTTAATAATCGTCTAGCTTCTTTTGATTTACATAAGGTAGTGTCCATTTCACCAGGTCTTTTAGATATATACTCAATATCAGTTTTAAAAAAAGATGCTACCTCATTTATTGAATAATTTTTACCTCTACCTAACTCAAATGTTTTACCACTAACTTTGTAAACATCGTCTGTAACAATTATATCACCACATTTAACCAACCCATCTACAATATCATCAATGTGAGTAAAATCTCTTCTTTGTTCGCCATTACCGGTAATAGTTAGTGGTTTATTATTTTTATATTGTGTTTCAAATATACCAATAACTGCTGCATAAGCACCATCTAATATTTGATGTGGTCCATATACATTATAAAATCTACAAACAGCAGTTGGTAAATCAAAAACTTTTTTATACATTTCACATAACAACTCACCTTGCCACTTAGTAAATGTGTAAGGATTAGCATAGTGGTCACCATGAGTAGAACTAGAACCAGCATAAACAACGGGTATATTTTTCTCTCTAGCCCAATTTAGTACATTTTCAGTTCCTAAAGCATTGACCTTAAAAACTTCATGTGGATTTTTAAATGAAGGTTGTATTCTAGCCAAAGCTGCTAGGTGAAATATTAAATGTATATTATCTAACTGATAAGTTTCTAAACCAAAAGCTTTATGTCGCCTTGAATCATCTGATATATCTACTTCTATGTAATTGCATCCATCAATCTGATTACTTTTAAATCCAGTAGAATAGTTATCTAATGAAATTACATTGTTTCCGTCACTTAACAACCTCTTAATTAAGTTAGTTCCTACAAATCCAGCACCACCTGTTACTAATATGTTCATCAACCTTCCCCTATTAATATCTTTTTAATTTTATCTACACCAGCCCTTATTATCCAGCTTCTCGACTCTTTAGAAATAACTGCGTCTACTATAGAGCCAAGTTCAATACAATGTACTTGTTTATTTAAATTCCACAACCTACCACAAGTAACTCTACCAGCCATACCAGCAGTTGGTAAAACTAAATCTACATCATCAACACAATCCATCACATCTTCCCACCACTTATCCATTGTATAATAAGCACCTTTGAATACTTTTTGTTCCTCTAAACTTGCTACTGGAATATTAACATAATAATCTACTTTACCAACTAATTTTTCAATATCATCTTTAGGAACACTTCCAATAAAAAGTTTTTTCTTTGGTCTTATAAAGTTCTCTAAAAACTCTATCATCAGTTCTTGTTCATGAACGGCAGCATAAGTAAATAAAACATGAGAGTAAGTTGTTACATTTATACCACCATATAACTCTTTAAAAAAAGACAATATCTGCTCATTTTCATTTTGATTTCTTGGTTGTAAATTTATACCATTAAAAGTCGGTTCATTAACCATAGCACCTTTTAAGTAAGACTCTTCCTCAATAAGAAAAGAGGACTGTAATTCTTTTTGAAGTTCTTCTGAATAGTCATGTTCAATACATCGACCATTGTTAGTCATTATATTAAAATCACCATCACCAAATCTAGGATAATAAACTTTATCTCTGTTATCTAATAGATTACATAATTTCTCTAAAGTATCTTGCATATCGTATGATTTAACTCCCATATCAAATACTCTCATATATTTTGTTTATTTGAGACTTAACCGATTTAAAACTATAAATTTCATTTAGTTTATTCCATGCATATTGTATTGCTTCAAATCTTTTATTTTCATCATTTAAATATTCTACAAATTTTTCTTCTAAAATTTTCTCATCACAAGTTGCTGTATCTGGATACATTATACTATGAGCCTCATTTAACCCACCTATATTTAAACAACCAACAGCAGCCGTTTGCATAATCTGATTACCAGGATGTATATCCGATGGATCCATATTAAAATGAAAAGCACATTTAGACCACATATTTATAAAATCGTATTGACTAATATGATCAAATTTTTGATTTGGATTAAGTTCTTTTTTTCTTACCTCAACACCATATTTATTTCCAAGATAATCAGCAAATTCATAAGTCCTACCCCTTCTATACATTGGATTAGGTAAATATGCCCATATTGCCATATCCTTTTCATCAGAATAAAAATTATCAAATAAATAATTTATGTTTACGGGTTGTGATATGAAATGCCACTCTTTATCTACAACAGTTCTTAAATATTTAAACATATCTATGTTTTTAAAATTTTCTGAAATACCAGATGTTATTATAGCATCACAATCATTTAGAAATTTAACTCTATTTTTTAATCGTTTCTCATTTGCAACATTTACCTCTTTTATCCAACCCAAAATTTTAGCATTTGGATATTTTTCTTTTAATTTAGCGACAGTATAATTATCATAATGTTCATCTTCTAATCCAATCTTACCGTTATCGTAAAATATCAAATCCAAATCATAATCAGGTAAACCTTTATCTTGCCACTCAATCCAATTTATATAACACCCAAAATCAAATAACCAAGGTAAATTAAACATAGCAAGATAACACTCTGCTGAAAATGCATGATGGTATACATATGGTTTATTGTCATGATACCCATACGATGTTTTATCTTTAATGTAATACGATTTTATTGCCGTATCGTCTGTTATTAATCCAAAATTCATGATGTTTCTACCTCATCTAATTTACTAAAAATATTATAAACATGCAACACTAAATTTTGTAAATTATATTTTTCTTGATATTTTTTTCTCATATTTTGTACAAGTCTTTCTCTGATATTATCATAATCCGATAATACATAATCTATCTTTTCCTCAAGATTAGACCAATCATAATTTACAGCAATATATGTCTCATCATCTTCATATATAAAAGGTTTAGAATTAATATAACTCATATCAGGTTTCATCAAAACACTTCCGAACATAGCAGACTCTATATCTCTTGGCGCCATTTCACCATAACCAATTGGTGCTAAAATAATCTTAGAGTCAAACATTTTTTTATAGTATTCTTGTGGTGGCAACCTAACACCATCTACCAATTTAGCTACATTGTATTTATTACCTAAAGTATCCATAAGATTTTTTCTATGGGGATCGTAATAATCTGTTTGACATAAATCATGTTCGTAAACTGGTTCTTTTGTTGGATAACTAAACATACAAGATAAATCATAAGGTTTATCTTGGTTATAATCCAACCAATTTGGTTGAATCGTATGTAACCAATTACAACCAGATAGTTTCATTTTGGGTTTTAAATCATCAATATCAGGAACAGAATAATCTCCCCTACCCCAATAATATCTACCATTAGCCCAACCTTGTTTATATAAGTCAAAATCTTTTAAGTATGTATTTTTAAAAAATAACTTAGCATTGGATTCTCTAAATACATCTATTGTTCCTATTAGAGTTGTAGCATCTTGACCATCTACTATAAAATAATCACCAGTTATTTTAGAACAAAATTTTAATCCGTTGTCGATTGATTCTTTTAGTGGTTTTTTCTTATCTATTATACTTGCTTGACCTACAAAAGCATAATCGTAGGTATCACCGTTGGTAATATCTATTCCTACCTCTCTAAATATATTCTGTGCTTTGATAAAAGGTCTAAAGGTAGTTTCATTACGATGTTTATCAAGTTCATATAACTTTACTTTAATCACCTCAGATTCCCACTTATCTCTTCGTTATAAAATTTATTTTGTTTTACTTGTCTGTCTATTGTCTTTGGGTGAACAATAGAATACTTTTGCTCTTGTGGCAAATGAGCATAAGTCTGAAAACCTGTTAACTGTTCGTGCACAGGTTTTTCCCAACGGATATTTGGTCTGTTACGAAAAATACGACCTTGCCAATCAGGATAGTTTACCCAACCCCTTTCATTTATTTTATATCCATACATTCTACAATGTTCTTCTGTTATCCCATCTACGGTATTTATTCTTGGAACAAATATTAAATCAACCTCGTTACCTTCGAGTATCTGATGTATATCTTTCATAAACCAATGGGATATCATTTCATCAGCATCTAAATTAAAACTATAATCACCGGAACACATATTTTTTAAATGGTTTTTTTGACTAGCAAAATCTTTTAATAAATTTCTTTGCTCAAAAACAATGTTCTCTGTTGATATATAAAAGTCTAATATTTGGTTAGTCTTTTCGTTATCGGAATAATCATCAAGAATTACAATTTCATCTTGTGGTTGTTTGTATTTTACTAAAAGTTCTAATAACTTTTCAAGAGTATCTGTTTCATTATGAACTAATATTGAATAGCTAATTTTCATTTAATAAATTCCATATTTATTTGAGTTACCTTTAGTGATGTTAATTTTGATATTTTATAGGCTCTATATGATTCTTTAAAAAATATATCAGATGATATAATATCACTATAAAATCTTTTAGTAGACATAGCACTTCTTTTCTTTGGATTTGATATCTGAATTCTAAAATAATCCTCGGTCAAATTAATTAAATTTTCAATTTCATCTAATTTGGTTTTTTTAAAATCTATTACTTGAAATAGCTTTTTTAATTTTGTTGGATTAAGATAATTTAGATTTAAACCTTCTACATTCTTTGTTTTATTATCTTGATGTAAGAAAAGTAAAATAGGACGAGGATCCATTATACCACTCTCCGAATAGTTAAATGTAACTATCATACCAGGAATTAATCTACGAGAAGGAACTGTCTGAAAAGACTTAATTATTCGTCTGTTGTTGTATCGTCTCGCCAATTAATTTCTCCATTTTTTCTACCATTTTATAAGCATCAGAAAATAGTGGAACTATTACTTCTGTTTCAGGATCCTGATGAGCAAATATTCTCCACTTTAATATACCTTCATCAACCATAGGAATAACATTATAGTTTTCTGTAGTGAATACCGATGGTGCCCAATATCTACCCTTATCTGTTTCAACACACACATCTTTGAAATCTTCAGGAAAAGGTTTGATATGAGTTTTCATACCACTATTAGAAGCATATCCACATTCCAAACATTGCATATTCTGTTCACTATCACCCAACAATATCATTGACTCTCTTATCTCTCCACCTGATACTGAACACTTCTTATCATCATTTGGGCATTTAACTCTGAGTGTGAAATCATCCATTAAGTTACCTTTTTTAATTTTGGTAATTTTAACTTTGTTGGTTGTGAACTTTGATTACTAACTTTTTTGAGTTTAGGTAGTTTTAAACCCACAGATTGTGGTGTACTTTTTAATATTTCATCTAATATTTTATTGAATTCATTTTTCATTGATATTAGGGAAAATTCTCTTCTGTTTTTCTTACCTAAACGAGCAGCTTTTTTTTGTATTAACTTTCTCTTCTTGTGAAAGGTTCTAATTTTTCTAACTACATCTGCTTCATTTACATCAAACCATTGAGATGGTTCTACGATAATTGGCTTCCAAAGAGCAGACTTAGGAACTGGTTTTATAAACCCATCAATCAACATAGACTCGGCATCTGTAAGAAAGTCAAGATGACCACTCCACTTACTAGCAATTACAGGTAAGTCACAGCAACTGGCCTCTAACATTGGTCGTCCAAAACCTTCACCATGTGTGCAAGTAATAAAAGCACCAATCTTTGGGTGGTTGTAAAGTGTTGACATTTCTTGGATAGTAAAATCACCATGTATTAAGTATATATTTGGTAATTTTACTCCGTCAAACATATCCTTTACCGATTGTATTTTCTTCTTTATCTCCACCTTATCAAGAATACTAAAGTTAGCACCATTAGTTTTCAAAACAAGTGCTGGAGCGTTGGGAATATTAGCAAAAGCTTTTAAGAAAGATTTAATCATAACACCGATGTTTTTTCTATCTTCACCAAAACCAGCATTACCCCATTGACCTACATGAAGATAAGCAAACTCTTCTTTAATAAGGTCATCTAACTCTTCATAAAGACCTTTTTCTAACTCGTGTTTCTGTTTTGGACAATAAACATCTGTATCCACGCCTTCAAATAAAACATGAATAGGTCTTTCATTTTTAATTTCACCAATCTTCTGTTTTTGTCCGTTAGGAGTATCTTGCATTTTATCGTAAGTACATTTAGTAAATGTATATGCTGTAAATTTAGATGGAACTATATTTAAATTCATCTTATTCATACCTTCTAAAAACTCAGGTGATACAACATCAGTTTCTACACCAGCAGTTATGCCAATATTTATTTTAGCACCCGTAGAAAACTCATTTGGTATCCTAATGTCCATGAGAACATCTGGTTGACCTTTTATTTGGTCTTGTGTTACAAAACTGTCTAATAACTTTTTATGTCTTGAAACTTCTGGTCTTAAATGATTTCGTGGAGTGTTTCCCCACTTGACATCTAAACATTTAATATCTAAATCATCCCTATCCATAATAGAATAATAGATTGAACGAGCATGGTCACCATACCCACTGCGAGTATTAAAAGGTGCAATCATAACTACTGAGCGTTTCATACTGCCTCCATCGTATATCTTGATTTTGGTTTCCAATTATCAAATGCACCATTCATAGAATCAATAAAATTTTGTCCCATAACTTTTGATGTCATTTGATTTTCTTTACAGAACTCAGTTCCTAACGAACCAAGTCTTTTTCTCTCTTCTCTACCCAAGTCATACAGTTTTTTCAACTGAACAGCAGCATCTTCTGGCTGACATCTATCATCCCAAATATATGGTGTCATCGGTGAACCTTGTAAGGAACGATTTGTTGGGTAAACAGGAAATACCCACTCACCATGTTCAGTATAAGTTCCTTTGTGATTAGTACCCAATTCAACATAATCATCTGGTGTTAAAAACTCACCATCTTTCTTGAATCCACATTGGTCTTGTAATCCACCTGTTACATTTACAACAATTGGTGTCCCAACAGTAAGTGCTTCAGCACTTCCCAATCCAAATCCTTCGTTACTAGCAAGATTAATGTAAACATCAGCAGAGTTAAATAATAAATTCATTTCACTATCACCAAATGGTCTATTTTTCTCACCATATGTAAAGCAAACATCATATTCAGGACACAAGTGTTTATGAACTCTTGGTAAATCTGTTCCATTGTTATCACAAGGAGTACAATGATAGATAAGAACACAATCTTTTCTTTGTTTAGGTGTTAACTCATCCATAAAATATTTATAAGCCAATAGAACATCACCAGGTTGTTTTCTTCTAATGTTTCTATTACTATAAAGTATTTTAAATTTCTTATCTGATAGACCATGTTTAGCATCAAAATCTAAAAGTGAAATATTATCATCTTCTATTTTATGGAATCTTCTATTTGATATGCCGTGTGGTACATAGGTTATCTGCCAATCTTCATAATTAGGTAATAATCTTTTATTGATTCCATAAGTTTGTTTTGATATACCCATCAATAAATCAGAACTTTTGTAGTAGTTCGTATTGTATTGTGGATCTGGTAAATCATCCCAAATATTATAATAGAAGATAGGAATTTCTCTACGAATTTCAGACTCCATATTATAAAACCAAATCCAAAAACGAGGATCGGTATAGTGAAGTATAGCATCTGGTTTTTCTATAGCCATCACCTCTCTAAGAATATCTTCATTACCATAACCATCAACAGGATAAACTTTTAAATACCCATTTTTAATTCCAAATTCTTCAAGACCTTGAGACATATCAAAAACTTTACCTTTTTCAGGATGTTTAATTGCTCCACCTATCTGAACCCAATCATATTCATTCAATGTCTCAAATACGATATCTTTAGATACAGTAGCTACTCCACTATGCATTCTTAAGTCATCTGACATTAGTAATATTTTTTTCTTAGCCATTTAAAACCTCTTTATTAGTATAGCTGTCATTAAAGTATTTATTTAATACACTTAGTTTGTCATCATATTCAGCTATAATTTCTAACTCTTTTTCTATCGTATCCATAATATCAGGATGTTCTGGAACACCCACACCTTTTTCTAAAAGGTTTTCTACATTGATACGGTGTTTTTCTATATGAGCTCTAAAATGCAACTTACTTGCTTCTATTAAATCTTCTCTCATATTAACCATTAGAACTGACTCCCACTTATATGAAGATAGTCATAAGTTTCTATTTGTTCTTGTATAGCATTATCATGAATATATTGATGTATAGAACGATTTACTAATTTTTGTAAATTCATTGGTGAGTTTACTGTCTTAAACTTAAATTGTTCATATAGTGATTTAAGAATTTTAACCGATGTCAACTTTGTTAAAGTATCTTTTTTCATAACCGTTTCCTTGTTGTTATAACTTGTATATATAAATATATAGTTTTAATTAATAACAAGTGTTTTTTTTCCAAACTTCTTAGCATAATTTATAGTTGACATAGAGCCCTTTGACTCAACTCCTCTTGGAATAAAAGCAACAACATACTCTGAATGAATGGCTATCTGTTTATTACGAGCAAAGAAATGTTTTACACTATATGGTTTTCCATAATTTCTTTCGTGTAGTGGACAATATAAATTATGTGATTTATGTGCTGGTGGATATTCTTCGTATTGTAATCCTAATTCAAGAGCATACTTTTTAGCGTAATAATCAGCTCCTTGTGAACATCCACCACTAACGATAATCGTATTTAAACCTTTTTCTATTTTCAACTTATAGATAAACTCTTTTATCTTCTTTCGGTTTTCGTATTTACGACTACCGACAAGTCCTACTTTTAGAGGATTTTCCCCCATTTGCAATGCTCCGTATTATAAAATTCACAAAACTTACAGGCCTTACCTGGTTTTGCCGAATAATTTCTTTCTAAGAGATAGTTACCTCTATCATCAAATACACCCTTTCTAAACTCCTCAAACTTTTGCATAGTCTTATTTATACTCGGAACTCCATTTGCTGGTTCAAACTTCTGTAATCTCGTGATTAAAAAATCAGAATTTTTAGCTATTTTTCTTTTTAAAATTAAAAACATTACATCAATTTTATCTAATGGAACATCAAATAATTCAGAGTAATATTTCTTATAAAGTAATAACTGAGATTTTTTGTTAAAATCTTTTTTTTGAAAGTCTGTCCAGCCACGAGTAGCAGTTTTAAGGTCAATAATTACAACTCTACCAGATATTTTATTTCTCAATACAACATCTAAGTATCCCATTACATCAACACCATCTTGAACACCCTTGACAATTGGAACTTCTATACCAACCAACTCCCAATTTTGTTTCATAAAGTATTTATTGCGATATTTTCTAAAGTGCTGTAATATAGATATACCATCTTGATAAAACTCCATCATCTCATCTTGAGTACAAGGTAAAACACCCTTACCTTCTTTTATCTTGGTAAACTCCATAACCATTTCTTCTTTCAATCGAGATTCCATATTAAGTTTATCAGCAGCAACGATAGATTTATTATACATTACCGATAGGTATTCTTGTATTACGGTATGCATAGCAGTTCCAAAAAGAGTATGTATGTTACCTACAAAAGTTCCTAACTTATCTATATAACGAAGTTTCCATTTAAGGTTACAATCGTTATAAGTGGTAAACTGACTATGTGATATATGAGCCATTAAATAATCTCGTCAACCATTCCATATTCTAAACAAGTTTTAGCATCCCACATCAAATCATGTTTTAAAATCTCGTTAAGTTTCTTCATCGGTATCTTTGTGTACTCTTTATAAACATTTTTTATGTTTTTCATCATCAAATCTAAATTTTGTTTTTCATCTTCAAAGTTTGAGTATGTGCCCCAAAAACCAGTTGATAATTGATGAATTAACATATAAGAATTTCTACTCATATATCTTCTTCTTCCAACTACGGTCATAAAAGTTGCAGCGCTAGCAGAGAATCCATCAACATAAGTGTGTATTGGAACTTTACATCTTAACATTGTATCCATTGAAGCAATTCCACTAACTATAGTTCCACCTCCTGAGTTAATAAAAAGTTTAATAGGTGGTGGTTCGGTATCAAGATTTTGTGATAATGTTATAGATTTAGTTTCCAATTCACTTATTTTTTTATTTAATTCACAACAAGCATTTCTACTCACACCAGAATAAAAATATATTCTATTATCTTGAACTGAAATATGTTTTTCGGTAGCTTCAGCACCCGCTTTTCTTGGCTCTTGTTTCTTTTGTTTTTCACCCCAATGTCTTTCCATTACTTACCCCATTTACCATTTTTAACGATTGTTGCCATAATACCATAGTTAGATACATCTAAATAAGCATCTTCCATAGGTTCACCTTGTACTGCATTATCTCTACCACTCATTAGTAAAGTCTTAAGTCTTTGTATCTTATCATTCATTCTGAACCAAAGACCTGTAAGTGATAGGTGTACTTCATCATCAGTTTGTAATTGTGTACCAACTGAAATATTACCAGGACCATAATCATGTTGTTTTTTAAGGAACAACTCGTATTGTTGTTTTTGTAACCTCTTAAACTCTTTAGTCATAACTGGCCATTCTTTTTCCATCTGTTCTACAACTGGATGAATGTCCTGTGTACCGAGTTCTCTTTCTTTTATATTCATAGTAACCTCTATTTTATAATTAAATGTGATAATTGTATCATAATGATAATAATTGATAACCCCATACTTATTATAGTTCTTGTATCTGGTAACTCATTTAACATCAACCAAGTCATTATAGTAAATACTAAAGTAGCCATACCAAAACCAATTGGTCTAACATACCAATAATTTTGAAAATATTCATAATACCAGCGTGTTCCATAATAAAAACATAGACTAATTGGAATACCACCTAGAACAACCCACCAAAGACTTTTAGCCCATTCATACTTAAATTGACCTTGCATATGAAACCAAGCAATTACATGCCCAACAAAAGATATAGACATAGCCATAAGTAACTTATTCATTTAACACCCATTTTTTTTATCTCTTTATCAGTTTTACCATATTTTGTTAGTAAAGACTTTAACTCATCAGTAGTCATTAAGTTGTAGTATTCGCCAGCTTGTATCTTACTAACCTCAAAGTATTCTTGGATGAAAGGAACAACTTTTTCATTTACCTTTGTTTTCTTTCCACTAAGGTATCTTAAGTATGTTTTTTTATTTGGAAGTAAGGAACAATAGAACTTATAAACAGCAGAATGTGGCATCACCTCAATCGTTAATCTTTGAAAATGATTTACAATAGGTAGAAAATCATTATTCATACTTAAATAACGATTTACCATAAAAGGACTAAACTTCTTTTGTTCCTCTTTTGTAAAACTATCCCAAGGTCTTTTCTTAACGAATAGTTCATCTATCCATTTAAATAAGTTCATCTACACCATCACCCATAGGTAGTAACTCACCGCAATTTCCACAATTAAAAACTTGAACTGGAGCAATAACTTCTTGACCTGTAGGTGAAAGTATAGCAGAAATCTTCTTTATGACATAACCTTGTATAAAGATTTTATTTCCACATTTTTGACAAGTCATAGTTTCAGCATCACTCAAGTCAACTTTAACTTGTTGTTTTGGCAAAGGTTTCATTGGTTTTGTACTCATTGTAATCTCCTAAGTATGTTAGATATGGTAGCCATAAAGTTTATTTCTTTATCTACGACCAACACATCTTGATAAGAACCATTTGATATATCAACGATAATCTCTGGCAACTTCTCCACAGAAATATTCTCTACCTCATCATATAGGAAACGATACAGCTCTGTGTAATCTGTAAAGTTACTATCAGCTACAAACTTACGAATAGTTCTTAAATCAACACCTTGTTTTATCATATCCAAGAATTGAATTTTAAATTCGTTATGTAACATCCCATCTTTGTCTATCTTCAACTGACCATCAATCGCCTGCCTCTGTAAGTCGTTGATAACTTTTCTCAAGTCAGGATAACCAGCAGTTACCACAAGAGCCAAGTCATCCAAATCAAAAGAGATATTCTCTTGTTCCAAGATATACTTAGCATGAACAGCAACATCTTTCTTTGATGGTGGAATAATCTTATAGGTCTGACATCTACTCTGTATCGGGTCGATAATCTTCTCAACATAGTTACAAGTCAAGATGAATCGACAATGAGCAGAGAAAGTCTCCATAAGATTACGAAGAGCCGGTTGGGCTGAGTTAACATTAAGATAATCAGCCTCATCCAAGATTACTATTTTGTTTGGTTTGAAACCAACAGAAGAAGCGAAGTTCTTTAGTTTGTCCCTAACCAAATCTATGTTTCGTTCATCCGAAGCATTAATATAGAGATAGTCACATTCAATAGCATTTACGATAATCTTGGCAAGGGTAGTTTTACCCCCACCGGCTCTACCATACAATAATAGGTGTGGAACATTCTGTTCTTCTATGAACCTCTCGACTTTCGTCTTAAGAGTTTCATTACCAACATAAGTGTCTAATGTCGATGGACGATATCGTTCCACCCATAATCCATGTGAACTCATACTATACCTGCTGTGATACTAAGTAATATTTAACATTGAAGTCGTCTATCTTAAACTCAAGATGAGCAAGACCACCTGAACTAACTTGTAGAACTGCCTTTGAACATTCTTTGTTAGCACTCAAGACTTCTTTAAATAGATTAGCATTAAAGACGATTGGTTCAGTTAATTTTACTGCACCACTTTGAACTTTTATACTAATACGATTTGAGTTAATATCACTAAAACCGATAACAAACTCTACACCACCATCTGCTGGTTGAATAGAAAAATGTTCTACATCGGATAAAGCACCTTTACCACGAATAAAAGAATTGATGAACTGAGTATCAATATTGATAAGAGTATCAAAATCAGGTATATTCTTTAGTTCTGGTACATCAGGAATAACACCAAGAGCAGCAAGTACATAACTTACAGATATCTTACCATCCGAAAATCCAAATGCTACTGCTTGTTCTTCATCTGATGGTGCCTTAATTACATTAAAGTCAACCTTATCAGCAAGAGTACCTAACATCTTAGATAGAAGTGGTGTGTCATAAACACCTACTTCAAAGTTAGGAAGTGATTGTTTACTTAGTGATAACTCACCCAAAAGACTTTTATCTGGTGATATAAAACGAGTAGAAAGTGTTTCGCCATCCGACTCCCACTTTACTGAATTTATACTACCACCAAGATTATACTTTTGGATAAAGGTATCTAATGTGATTTTATTCATTATTATTATTCTCCATATTATTATTTAATTTACTGATTATTTTTGTAAATGTCAAGTTAAAAAAACTTTTCGATTGTATTTTTCTTTTCTACTGGCATATCCCAAGACATAGCATCATAAAACATCTTTATCTTTTTGTTAAGTGCCTTATCAAATAACTTATCTCTATCAACATATTGATTGATAAAATCTATAATTTGTGAAGGATCGTCATAACCTTTATAAGCCAAACCATCAATGTTGTAAGGATTTTGTTTTAGATAAACCCAACGAACCTTGTTACCATTTGAGATAGGTTCATGATTGTTAGCCTTGAAATGTTTTAGTAGGTCATTATATATGACAGAAGCTTTTGTGTGAACTGGTGCTCCCTTTTTCATCGGTGTGAACATAGTCTTACTTTTAAATCCACCCCTACTATTATCTGTATATTTTTTTATGCCTTTTACACCAGTTGGAAGAGCAATCTTATCCAACTCTTCATTCTGTAGGTTATTCTTGAAATTCAGAATAAACTCATCTATCTTTTCCTTTGGAACCTTAGCAAGAATAGCTTTTAGAACCTTTGTCATGAAATCACGAAATGCTGGTGGGAATGAACTACGAACAATGTCTAAACCTTTAACATCAAGTTTCTCACAAGGCGTTCCACCATCGTTAATAATCCATTGACCATATCTTTTCTTGGTAACCCAAAAAGCAGCTTTAGCAATCATTTCTTGTTTAATCTCAAAACGATGGTCGCCTTGGATATTCAAAAACTTACTACTAAAGTAGTTATATGACTTATTGATGTAATCTTGAACCTCACTAGCAATATCAAGGATTTGTTCTGTCATAAACTTTTCATCCTTGACATCGGCATTTGGAAATCTATTTTTAACAAGTGGAAGAGCAGAATAGAAAACCGAGTCTGTATCTGTATAGATACAATAATCTTCATCCGTTTTTAGTATTTTATTATAATAACTATTTGTAACCTTTTCTGTAAACTGAATAAGTTTCTGACCAGTGGTGGTTGTCCCTTCAGCGTTATCAATATCATAAAATCTAAATACGGTCAATCCCAATACTCCGTACAAACTATTAAGTAAAATCTTTTGTACCAGCTGCCTTCTGTTGAAGTAACCATGTAATTCTTGGTCACCTTCGGTTTCGTACTTCTTTGCTAGTTTCCTATACTCTACTCTCTCATTAAACCATTTCTCAAGTATTGCTGGTATAACACCTTTTTGTTTGAGGTCATACAAGACACCATTTGATGAAATGGATATTTCATTCTTGTTAAAGAAATCTTTGAGTTGTCCACTCGTAAAGGTTCTGATAGTTTTACCATCCTTTTCTACAGAATAGTGTTTATCTTCCCCTCTAATAAATTCTTCCGCATCCCAACCATTTATCTTGCCTATTTTAGTTTCCGGTGACATATTCAAAGACATAATAATACTTGGGTACATAGAAGTTAAATCTAAATCAAATACCCAATCATATCTACCTGGTATTGGTGCTTTTACATAAGCACCAGCAAACCTACCTTCCGAACCATCGTAACTAGCAGTAGGTAGTTTACTTGGAGCAACTAAACCCAAACTACGAAGATATACTAACATAGCACCCTCAATGTATCGAGAACTAAAGTAAACCTCTTCGTAAGGTATTCTACCCAAGTGAGATACAGCTCTAGCCAAATCCAAAAGTTTGAACTTTTGGTCAAGTGCTTTAACTATCTCAACATCATTTAGGTTGTATTCAATAAACTTATCAATGTCATCTCTGTATAGGTCATCTAATGTCCCCTCATACTCAACCTTACCTAACCCTACCTCTATTGTTCCGATATGGTCTAAACGATAACTTGATTGTTGTGTATATGTAAATTTTCTGTATAAATCCATATAGTCCAAACTACTGACACCGGCTATTCGGTACATCTTTTTGTTTGGATTATACTTTACGATTTGAATCGGTGATAGAGCATTAGCAAACTCTTCACCTAAAACTTTTGATAGACGATTATATAGATAAGGAATATCAAACCCATTTGTATTCCAACCAGTAACACAAGTCGGTTGTACCTTTATCCAATATCTTAAAAACTCTTTGAGTAACTCACTCTCTGTAGAATAAAAACGAATGTCTACTTCGTCTTTAACATTATCTTGCCCATCCCCTAAAACATAAACACGATATTTACCATCATGTTTTGTATACATAGCAATTGAAGTTACTTTGTTTCGTGCCTTGGATGGTTCAGGAAAACCATCGGTAACTTCTACTTCAATATCAAAAAATAATTCTCTGTGGTCTTTTGATGGTTCGTCTGAATCTTCGTATCTATCCAAAAGAATACGAGTGTCTAAGGGAATATCCGATTCAAATACACGACCAGTTTTAAAATCTTGTTCTGTCCAATAAGTAACTTTCTTTAGCTTGTCTCCATAAATAGAACGATATTGACCACCACCATCTCGAACATAAGCATAATTTTTAAATATAAAGTTTTGATAACCAGCAACATCGTCCCAAAGATGAACTTCTACTTGATTACCACCTCTTTTCTCACACCAAATGTTTTGATACATTTAAATTATAACTTCCCCATTTTCGATACCTTAATATACACAAAAAACCCTATACAAGTCAAGGGTTTTTTTGATAAAAAGGGGGATATATTTCAATCCCCCAAATCACCATTTTAAAAATTAACAGAAAGTCCTAAGTTGAAACTTCTTGGTGTACCCAAGAATACTTCAGCATTATGAGCCAAGTGAAGTTTATCACCATAGCCATTGTACTGACTGTTATCAGTAGCATCTTGAACATAAACATCGTCAAGAGCATTAAAGATATGACCACTAAGAGTCAAATCTAAACCAGCAATCTCTGGTAGTTTGTAAGATAGATGTAGGTCAAGTTTAGAATAGCCAGGAGCCTTCCAAACTTGTGCCCTATCAACACCATCTTCATCAACTTCACGAGCATCTGGTGACCAATCAGCATAATTATCTTCATAGATTTTTAACAATCCTTGAATATTCAATCCTTTAATTGGTTTCAATGTCAAACCACCAACATAAGCAGTTTGTGGCATATCACCAACTTTAAGGTTGTCTAATGCATATTGGTATTCAGTAGATGTTTGACCAATGATTTGATTATCATCATTGTATTCCATCTCTGTGTAATCACCTTTGGCATCTCCATCAAAGAACCAATCACCTTTACTGAAAGCGAAGTCTAATTCGACCATCTCATGTAAAGCAATCTTAGTTTCAATTTCAACACCAGTATGACTTTGGTTTACGCCTGTAAGATAGATGATATCAGTATCACCCGAATCACCTTGACCTGATGTCACAGATTTGGTAAGGTTTCTATCTTTCCATTGAGTGTTGTAGTAACTACCTTTGATAGCAACCAAATCACTGCTGTATTTACCACCAACTTCAAAATTCGTAAATTTCTCGTTGTCTGGATTAGAAGCAACATTACCATCATAGTCAATTACATTATCAAGAATAGGTGGTTTCTCCACATACCCAAGATTAGCAAATGCTGATAATCTATCATCAAGATTATAAACACCACCACCTTTTACTTGAAAGGTTGTAATAGATGGAGCTTCAACCACATCAGCATCAACAGCAAAATGGTCATGATAAGAATATCCAATTGTGGATACCCCACCCATACCATAAAGGTTGAACTTAGCGATGTCGTACTTACCTTGTACAAAAGCACCGAACCAATCAACTGTGGTTTCGTTATGATAGGCAATAATATCACCTAACCCAACTTTCTTACCATCAGCTGCATTGTCATCAGCATAATCTACATAGTAGTCTCCACCAAGTAAGTCACGAACCTCTCTAGCATGTTCAATACCAGCAGTTCTCCAATCGATACCAACTTGAACCTCTAAGTCCTCATTGACATCATAGTTTAACTTGGAAATCAAACCATAGGTGTTTTGCCTATTGATTGAATTACGAAGTATACCTGTTGAACGGTTTTCGGTATCTGACCACGCAGAATCTACATTAGCAGAGTTCTGTGCTATCTCAGCATTCCAATCCCACATCCAAGGTGAGCTAGCCCACCAATTGTTTCCTTCAATTGCAGGTACTCTACTAACACTACCATAAGTACCAGTTCCACCACCAGAACCACCACTCCAATATAATATTGAACTTACATTAACCCTATCATTTACATCATAGAAATGATTCAAGTTAACAAGTGGTTTATGAAAGAAGTTTTCTCTTTCATTTAGTAGTGAAGCATTATACCTATCAGTTGTTCTAGCACCATACATATACCAGTATTGTTGTCCTGTATAACTTTCATCAACAGGAGCCCAATTCTGATTGAAAAACCTACCAGCTTCATGCTCAAACTTCTCTCCAGCGACATAAGCTGAATCATTGTATCCATCGACACTTCCAGCTAACTCTTGTGAGTAAGTAGCAATATTCTGTTTGTATAGGTTTTGTCCATGCCTTTGTGGTGCACCAATCGCATATAACTCAAATCGTTGGTCATCACTTACAGCATATGAACCACCGAAGTAGTATGCCCAAGCATCTGTCCAAGTACCATCAATTAAACCATCACCAGTTTTACGAACAATCGTTCCACTAAGTGCTAGTTTATCTCCGATAAGACCAGAGTTATAATTCAAAGTAGATTTAAGAAATCCACCCTCACCTACTTCTTGTTTGAACTTACCACCCTTTTCAAGAGCAGCAGGATCGGTGATTATATTCATAGTTCCACCAATGGATGGTGTAGCTAGATTAACAGCAGATAGACCTCTTTGCATCTGAATGGAAGATGTAGCATCACCTACACCATCCCAATTAGACCAATAAACCCATCCGTTCTCCATATCATTTTGGGGAACTCCGTTAATCATAACAGCAACATTTCGTTGGTTGAATCCACGAACATTGATACGAGCATCACCCGCACCTCCACCTTGACCAGTAGCATATACTGATGGTGTCATATTCAGAGACATTGGAATATCTTGAGAACCTAATCTCATTTCCATCTCTTCCTTAGTCACCGTTGTATAAGCAACAGGTGTTTTTTCATCAGCACGAGAAGCCAAGACTTCAAGAGCTGTGAGAGCAACAACATCAGTTTCCAAATCGAAACTAACACTCCCAACTATATCCCCAACTTTTACTGATCTGGTTTGGGATACATAACCGATGTATGAAGCAGTAACATCAAAAGTACCAGTACCCGTCTCTATGACGAACTTTCCCTCGGCGTCTGTTACGCCACCAAGTTCAGTACCTTCTATTGTTACATTTGCTCCACCAAGTGGTTTTTCTCCGACTCCAACAAAACCAGTAACGGCTTGTCCGAAAACAAGACCAACTGACATCACTAGAGCGGAAATAAGATTACGATAATTCATAATCTGTCTCCTAGCTTTGTTATTAAATAGACACATTTTTATACAGGTGTGTACTGTGCCTGTCCGCATATTTTCTTCAATTTGTGTATTCCTGGTCATCATTATCACCATGCATTGGTGGTATCTCACAACTATCGTTATTACAGAACTTATCGACATCAGCCTCTTCGTTCTTTATCACACCAAATGATAACTTACCTAACTTCGCAACCTCTTTATTGTAAGTTTCTTCGTCAATCGCTTCATAGGGCATTTGCTGATAAGCACCATAATCATGTCTTGGTAATAAACTAATACCCTTTAAGTGATATTGATAATAGTTTAGACAAGGTGCTATTTGGTCTGCCTCTGTTTCAGGATTGAATGTAACCGTGCAACTTACTTGGTTGTCTGCCCAATGTCGTTGTAAAAACGCAGCTAGTGAGAATTGTTCCCAAATGGAGAGTTCGGAAGCAGTTCTGATTCCCTCTCCCACATCTACGGGCACTTCAACAACCATAGTAGTTTGCTCTGAACCAAATGCTGGTTCTAACTTATATCCAGCTTTTTCTAATGGTTCTAATAATTCTGAATGTTTTGATAATCTTATTCTCCTAATGTAAAAACGACTCTCAGGATAGTGTAATCCAGGAGTCGCTCCAGCAAGAAGTGAAACCGTACCAGATGGTTTCACAGATGTAGTCTTGATAGATCTTGGTACTGCCATCCAATCCGAATATTGTTTATCCCAAGTTTGTATTACATCATATCCATTATTTAACCATTCTTTAAATGTATCCAATCCACGATTAGTAACAAACTGAGCAACACCACTTACACTACACCCGATTCTTCTGTTTCTTAACATAACTCTATTTGTATCTGACCAATGTGTTCTACCTAATGTAACTGTTTTGGCATATAGGTAAGCATACTTAAGAGTTTTAGCATAGTCTTCAAAATTTTCGTGATTATCAGGAAATGTTTCTACTAAACAACACAACTCATATGATTCTAATGATTGTTCTAAACAAGGATTACCACCCATAACTCTATGGTCTTTGTTGTTTCCACCATTTTTCATACGAGAGTATTGTCTCATATTGTCTAACCACGCAAATCCAGGCTCACCATTATCCACAATTCGTTTGGCAGCGGCAGTATAATCCATACCCAATTCTGCAAATATACTATTATTAGATGTCCATCCATAAGTCTCTCTATGTGGGTTTACTTTATAATTCTTTAAATCTAAATATTCGTCTGAGTCGGGATCTCCAAATACAATTTCAGCAGTTCTTCTTACATTACCAGCAACAACACATTTACCAATTAAATTCATTATATCTACGATGGTCGTGATAGTGATTGGTTCGCCACTATTTTTATTAAGAACTTTTCTAATGTCTTCATGAACCTCTAAAAGTGGTTCGTGTCCACTTGATACCCCACCAAAACCACTTATTGGTTCACCAGCTGGTCTTACCTCTGAGTAGTCAAATTCCATAGGAGCTTGTCCATGAAAGTAACTTTCCAATAGTAGTCTTAAAGATTCTACCCAACCTTCACGAGTATCTGGTATTTCATATACTTGTTCATCTCTATCTTTTTGAATACCTTTAACTACTATCTCTCCAGCACCTTTTGTATCGAATCCTACACCAACACCTAACATACTTGCATCCATAAGGAAACAAAAAGGTTTAGCGTAATCTTCTTTTATTGTTTTTGTAGATACAAAAGCACAATTGTTTAGGGCGGCGTATAATCCCTTTTTCTCTGTGATAGGCGTTCCCATAGCCCACAGACCGCGACCAGGAGGCAAGAACTTCATGTTAAAAATTCGGTCATACATATCTTGAGCCGATTTTTGAGCTTGCCACGGATTCCACCCTAATTGATGTGATTCAATGTGATTCATTTGCATATTGTAAGTTCCTTCTACAACACGCTGAACGGTTTCCCACCATCGTTCATTTTTTCCATCTTCTTTAATTCTTGAATAAGTTCTCATGTAAACTAATTCACCTAATCCATTGAAACCAAACGGAGCTTTCTTTCTTTTATATTTACTAATGAAATTCTCCGATAAAACAAACTTTTTATTCATAAACTTTTCCTATATTAACTTTTTTTGTGTGGACACAACCATAAATATTAACGACAATCTTTTAACTCTTCTGAAATATGAAAATTGGTTCATATTTATAGCCAGCACCCATAACACTTGACAATGTTAGTTGTAGTGTATCATTTTGAACAAACCCAAGTTCCTTTGCTATCTTCTGAGTCTCTTCCTCTATGAACTTATACTTCGGTGTATTAGCGATATTAATCAACATATATTTACCACTCTTTAAACCTCTGTGACAGTTCTCTATTGTTTTTCTTAAAAAACCATTTACCCATTCTTCCTTTGTCGGAAACTTAATAAAACTCTGAGTATCCTCATTAGCATATTTTTCCGTATCAAAGTAAGGTGGTGATGTAAAACACAAATCTAAAGAGTTTCTATCTGGTATAAATTCTTCACTCCCTAATTTATGTAATTCTACTGTCTTTGTCAAGTAATTAAAATCTTTTTTTATCTTTTTTAATCCTTTAAAGGTAAGACTTGATGGTTCTGTTCCAATATACTTAGGTCTTGAACTAGCCAAAAAACCTATGAGTCTTCCACCCCAACCACAACTCATATCCCAAATAGTATCACCACCAAACTTCTCATATATCAGTTTAGCAGCAGTTGGTCGGAAATTACTTACGGCTTGTGTGCCAGTATAGATTTTCAACGATTGTCTTAGTCTATTTTCTCTAAAACTACTCTTTTCCGTACCCTCTTCACCCTTAAAGTGTGTCATATTCCACTTCCAACATTTACGAATAGTTTTCTTAAACTTCTCATCATCATTATAAATGTCCATTGGAGACATCTTAGCATTACCACATTCAACTTCCCAAAAATGTGGAAAATAAGTCCAAGCTAATCTTAAACAATGCATTGTTTGGATAATTTGATTATCTTTGAATATTCTATTAACATCAAATCTTTGTAACTTTCTCATATGTTCGTGTTTCTCGTCTTCACGAATAGTATAGTGAGGAAATCCATGTCTACGATAGTAATCAAAGACAACTTCTATCCCATATTCAATGTCTACATTACGAATATCGTTAGTAATTTTATCAAACTCAACATCTCTCTCATCATATCCAAAGACATTTGTTAATATATCAGGATTACTATTCACTCATTAAATCCTCATAACGAGCAGATAAAATTTGTTTTGTTTGGTTATCTCTGTTATTAATTTTATGTTGAACACCTTTACCTTGAACCGAATTACTTTCAAAAATTTCTATTTTACCGATATTCGTGTTAATTTTTGCTGGATAGGTCAACCCATCAGGACCAAATCTGTTTTTAATAACATGAAATCTACCTGTATTGCCTATCTTATCCTCTATCTTACGACTTAACGACATTACGAAGTCTGCTGTCATTACTTTTGCATAACTCTCTGCAACTTTACTAGCCTCAATAACATCTTCATCTAACGCACTTCTATTTGCCTGACTAGCTGTCCATATTGGAATCTGTAACTCACCAGCCATACCTCTTAAATCCTCATAGATATTACCAAGAGCATGTCTCATTTCTTGTGCCTTACCTACATCTTTCATAATATCAGCATAATCAACCAATACCATATCTACTTTTTTACCAAATGTAGTTACTTTCTTTAAATGAGCAGAAAGAGTGTTTACGGTACAAGCTTTAGTTGGATAATACTTGATAGTCAAGTTACCTTCTAAATTAAATAACTTTTCCATGACTTCTTCTTTGTGATATTTAAGATTTTGACTTTCTACACCACTAAATATACTATCATATCTTAGACCAACATATGCTTCATTTAATTCCAATGTATAATGAACTACATTTAGTCCCTTTGATATAGCATAAGCACCCATAGCACTCAATACCCAAGATTTACCAATACCGGCAGGAGCAACTACAACTCCAAGTTCTCCAGCACCTAAACCACCTTGCATCAACTCATTTATTATATCCCAAGGTGTTGGTGATGTAATTCTTGCTGTTTCTGAATATCTTTCTTCAATATCTACTAAATAATCATGTCCTAAGTTTCTTTCAACACCAGCTTGCATAGCAGAGTCAATAAGTGATTTTATTTCATCCGTATCACCATCCACTTCTAATATTTGTGCTGATTGAATAACAGCATCCTTTAAAACTTGTGTTTTGTGAAAATCCAATGATTTATCCTTAATATATTCTAAATCATCAGCTTCCATACTCTTAAAAATCTCTTTTAAAGAATCTTTTACATTTACCTGTAATAAATCTGATTCTATTTCATTTATTTTAATTTTAAACACTTCCATAGTGATGGTAGTTTTATATTCGTTATAATATTCACGAATTTCTTTAACAATCCATTTAAATCCATCATTAGTAATGTACTTTTCATCTAAAATGTCTACTATTTGCTCTAAAAAAAGTTTATCGGTGATTAAACACACTATAAACTTTACTTGAAAACTATAACCGAATTCTGATATGTTTTTTGTCTTACTCATGTTATTAACAGAACCTTGAGATGTTAGATGTATGGTTTATAACCTTTCCCTTTAAGTAATTATTCAAATTCTCTGTACCCCATATAAAACTAAGTTTTACATTTTGATATTCAGCTACAAATTCCATTGATTCCCGTATTCCTTTTCTAAACTTAAATAACGGATGTAGTAAGAAAACAATTTCTTTGTATTTTTTAGAATATTTGTAAATAGAATACATTAACTTTTCATCTGTAGTTCCACCTTGTTTTTGAGCTTTAACCTCCAATCCAATTATTTTATTATCTAATTTAATCTCATAGTCGATTCGTTTAGTCTTTTTAAAAGAATGACCACTTGATTCTAATATCTCTGTAGTTAAAGATTCAAATTCTTTGCCTGATATATTTATTGGGTTTTTCATTTATTTCTCCAGTAGTGGTCAAGGATATTGAACTCTGTTAGCCAATTATCAAAATTAGGTATTTGTCCCCATAATTTATCCTTTACAAACAAAGTTTGCAACTGATATTTTACTAAACTTGGTGCCATTCCTCTGACCGAATCTCCTATTTTTAGTTTTGTCTGATTTTTGATATCAGGATCACTTAACTGCATTAGAAGATAATTCCTTTTTATTATCATTTCGTTGTTTTTTATCATATTTGATATTCTAGTGTCTCTTGAGTTTGCCATATCCAAAAGGTCTTTGGTATTAAACTCTCTATCCTCTACTAATAAAGGAAACTCTTTTATTAAGGTTTTAACACCGATTCCTCTTACACCAGGTATTTCATCCGATTTATCACCATCTACCACCCTACAAGTTAACACATTTTGTGGGTAAACTCCAAACTCTTTTTTTACTAATTCTCTATCATATAGTATCTTTTTAGTAGGTGAGTATAGTTTTACCCTATCATCCACCAATTGATAGAAGTCTTTATCAGCTGACATAATCGTAAACTTACTATCTTTAAGAACAACACTTGGAATGTAACTCATTATATCATCAGCCTCTAAGTTATCTATCGATACAATAGTTAGTGGAAGGCATTCCAAATACTCAACCAATCGTTTAAGTTGCATCCCCATACTTTCTCGTTCATCGTGAGGTCCTCCAACCCAATCAACGAGACGATTTAATCTACTTCTAACTTTACGACCAGCTTTGTATTGTGGATATATCTTTTGTCGTGGTTTGGAAGAGTTTTTACCGTCAAACACAATAATACAACGAGTTGGTTTAAACTTGTTAATTGTGTATCGTATCGATTTTAAGAACCCCACCAAACCACCAACATGAGCACCATCTTCGTTCAAAGAGGGATTGACGCTGAAACTACGAATAAATGTATTAAAACCATCAACCAATAAAACATGGTCGTTTAGACTTTTAGTTTCAGGATTTACATCAATCTCTTCTTTGTACTCATAGAATCTTTTATTAAGTAGATTCTTATTGGTACTACTCATCGGCAAACTCTGCCTCTGTTGTTACATCATCAATACCAAGTTGACCAGAGTCATACTTTAGTATTATTTTTTCACAGATAGAGTCGTAGATGTATTCTTGAGTTTCTACATCAGATATAAGAGCACCGAAGTCTTTTGATTGAAACTTATGGTCTTTACCATTTTGGTCGGTAAAAGTATACCAAGCACCAGCTTGTTTTACCAACTTGTGGTCTTTCATTACAGTTAACCAACTTCCATAGTCGTCAATACCTTTATCAAAGAAAAGTGGAAACTCTGCACTTCTCAAAGGTGGACCTAATCGGTTCTTGATTACTTGAGCTCTTATCTTGATACCAATAGTATCTTTTTTGGTATCTTTGATTTGTCCCATATTCTTTAATCGAATACGAGTTGAGGCATGAAAAGGAAGAGCCTTACCGCCTGAAGTAGTCCAAGGATCTCCAAACATCACGCCAAGTTTTTGTCTTAACTGATTAGTAAAGATTAAACAAACTTTTTGACGAGCAATCATTTGTGTAATCTTTCTCATAGCTTTAGACAGAACGATGGCCTTACTTGTAGCCCAACCATCTTTGTCAAAGTCGGCATCCATCTCCACCTTAGTAGAAGCAGCAGCCAAACTATCAACTAATATTGTAACCAATTTATCTTTACTTGATTCTCTGATTTTTGTAATAATCGTTTCTATAGTATCGAATATATCTTCAACTGTTTCCAAATGAACATATAACATACTATCAGTATCGATTCCAATTGCCTGTAGAAATTCAGCTGATACAGCAGACTCGGTATCTATATAGACAGCAAGTCCACCTTTCTTTTGGGTAGAAGCAAGAGCGTGAGCACCAATAAGTGATTTACCACTTCCCTCTAAT